TGTTATGGATTCAATTCAACAATTGCTTAGTCAAAATAATACCCCACAAGAAATAATAGATAATCTTAATAATGATAATGAAAATAATCTATCTGGAATTGCAAGCAGTGCAAATGGTTCAGTAAATAATGTCAGTGTAGGCAGTTTGGCGTTGGGAGATGAAAATGAAAATGATGTATCTGGAATTGATGATGACAATGTTTCTCAACATAATATTAGTGTTGATAGTTTTGAAGATGAAGATGAAGATAATAATTTGAATAATAACATTGATGATATAAGCGATGATAGTATTATCTCTAATAAAGGTGACACAACAAGAGAAGAAGATTCTTCATATATGGATGATATAGGAGAACATGAAGGTGGTAGAAGAAGGAAAACAAGAAAAGGTAGAAAGGGTAAAAAATCCAGAAAAAGTAGAAAAATGAGAGGTGGTATGCGTTACGGAACCGGTGTAGGTTCAAATTGTTTTGAACCGAACTTTTCTATTTACAATACACCGACACTATCCTTGTTCCCATATAAACCAAATTAAACGAATACTATAATTAATTTATTAAATAAGTTGGTATATATTGTTTATTTTCTATATAACTTGCTACTATTCTATGAGCTCCATCAAGTAATATATAATTATTATTTTTTTTAATTATCCAAATTGGTTGAATCTCTAATTTATTTTTAATTAGCGTTTGATAATATTTTACACTACTAATATCTTTATCACCTCTTGGTCTATTATGTAAAGGATAAGATTTAACAGCAGAGGGTTGTAATCTTTCCGGATTAAAATTATTAAGATTTTTACATTTTGATAATGGAAAAGATATTAGTTTAAAATTTAACATATGTTTCATAGTTGCTTCTTCTTTAGTTTTGAATAATTTCATTGAAACAGATGTTTCAATACTATCGTGTAGAACTTGAATGAAATCCATATAATATATAATATGGATTTGTTGTCCCTTTTTACTACGAATTGCTCTAAATAGTCGGTATAAATTCCCAATCCAACTCTTCGCAAATCTTGCGCCAAATGGAATCTTGTTCTATTCTCTTCTCTCTATCTTTCAACATTGGAAAATGTTCTAAGTATTGTGCTTCTCCTAAAAGCTCACAAAGCTTGTATGCGGTATAATAATAATTTAAAAAGTTCACACGGTCATCAGGACAATATTTCGAATAAGGCGACTGAAGTTCGACAAACAAATTACACAATGTGTCTTCCAATTCAGGCGACATAATCGGTGGTTTAATACCCAACTTATCTTTAATAAATGGTATATGCTCATAGTATTTATTATAGCCCAACTTTTTAAGAATCTCCTTGGTTTTGTTGTTTGATATTTGTGATAAATCAATACGTTCCTTTTTAATTTGCAACTTAATATTTTCGATAACCTCTATAGGAATTTGCGTAGTTTCCTTGCCTTGAAATTGCGCCAAAATTTCTTTAAAATGGTTAATCCTTTTGTAAGCGTAAAAGCATACTTCCTTGGGCGGCTCCTTATAAGATGGTTTCTCATTTTCTATCAAATAAGGTATACTTCTAAAACAAACATTACAAATTAATAGACCTTCGTCCTCGAGTGGAATTAATTCGCCCTTGTGACATATCTGACAGACATCGGTTTGACAAATAAACGAATTCACATCAATAAATGTGTCGTCAATGTTACTTAAATATTTTTGCACAATATTGTTGGTTTTGTTTTGGTTTATATTGGCGCTATCATCTTGTTTAATCTTAAAAAAAGAATTAAGTATTTTATTTTTATCGCTTATATTGATGTTAGTTGTACCGGTTGAAATATTTTTTTTATTTTCGAAATAGTCAAAAATAAACTTGGAATTATCCAAAAAGTATTCCATCTTTCTCCCCTTGGTTTGTTTTATTGTTTCATTGATTTCATTGATTTTGTCTTGATATTCCAATTGTTGTTCGACTGTAAGAGTGTCTTTTTTTAAAAGTTCTTTTAATTCATATTTTTCGAGCTGTAAATCAGGTATCCTATCATTTTCGTCCTTTGAAAACTCATTTAAGAATTCCTTGTGCTTACCATCAAGAGTAATCGAACTTTTTTTGTTAAATTTTATTTTTTTAGCGGATTTTGGTTTAAATGATGGCATATGTTTCTTTTATTATTAAATAAATTTGTTTTAATTAATAATAGAGAGAAAATATATTATATTTTTTTTAAAAACAAAATAAAAAACAAAATAAAAAACAAAATAAAAAATGAAATAAAATAAAGAATTAAGTATAATAACATAATATAAAGTAAAAGATGGATTCACTGCTTGACACAATGTTTATTAAGAGATTTTGTTTGCCCGTTAATACAAACGTGGACAAATATGAAAATGGCGAGGAGTATATTAATTCGTGTGTATGTGGCCCCTCAAACCACATAGCGTGCGTTTTGAAAGGGAAAGAACGCTAACCTGAACAGATCGACAGTTTTAAGTTTTGGGATTAATATGATGGGCGACAGTGAAGGTGTAGACCCGGGTGTTCACGCTGAGCATAATGCTTTATTAAAATTGAAGTCATCGCAAAATAAAAAAAGATTGGAACCGGTAAATTTACTGGTGGTCCGATTTTCAAAAACAAATAAATTACAATCGAGTAAGCCGTGTAACAACTGTATTAAAATTATGGAATCAATACCAGAGAAAAAAGGATATAAAATTCAAAATATTTATTATTCAAATAGTGACGGGAATATAGTTAAGACGAATTTAGTAAACTTAAAAAATGATGAACAACATTATTCCAGGTATTATAGAAATTGTATACGCTAAACAAGTTTAAAATATATAATGTTTTTCTGTTTTTTTATTAATTAATATGGATATTAAGATTAATTTGGATTCTTTAAAGGATTTAGAAAATAATGTTGATTTTAAAGTGGACGCCATTAAATTCCAAAAAATGCTACTATTGTACAACACAATAGAGCAAGGATGGTCTGTGAAAAAACGCAATGAATCATATGTTTTTACTAAAAATCACGAAAATAAGAAAGAGATATATGATGACACCTATTTATTAAAATTTATGAAAAGCAATTTAGATTTGAATAAAATTATTTCGTAAATTTTTTGAATTGCGTAAATTTTAAGTATTTCAATTTTTGAGTATAAATCAAAAAAATTGAAATGTTTTTTTACAAAATAATGTAAGATATTAATTTATAACCAAATCAAGTTTCAAACTATTATTAAGATAACTAATACGATTAACTTAACTAAAATGTCTGAATTAACTTACATTTCAAACGCTCAAATCAAGGATTATGCCTCTATTGAGGATTTAAAAGTGGCTATTATTAAGACACTTGCCAGATGGTTTCCGAATCATTATGTCTTTAACGAACACGCTCTGGAAAGCTGGTTTAAAACGGATGCCACAAATGTCGATATATTATATGGCAATACCTTTCAGTTTGAACTTTCTGTATATGGTGAAAACGTATACAATCTCGTAATGTTTGCGATTGGTCGTTACAGACGCCACGGTTCCAGTTGCGACTTCTTTGAAAGAGTTCTGGATTGTTTAGAATACCAGCTCGGACAACCAGACATAGAGTTTGACACGATGCAGACGGCAAGAACTAACAAACAACAAGACGAACAAACATATTATCCTGAAACCTCGTTGTGGCCCATTCATTCTATTAACGAAAGTCCGTTGCCTATCGCAGGAGCGCTTGCAGAAACGGTTGTCTACGACGAAGCAGAAGATGCTGAAAGCTTAGAAGACTCTGAAGACGATGACGAATCTGATGACGAAGACTCAGACGACGAAAGCTCAGACGACGACGACGAGGATGAAGACGAACTCATTATGAGTATGCCCTTAAGTCATATGAACGACACACAGATTGAAAAGTACGTTGAACTGTGTGGACGATGTCCTCGCGACGAATGCGATGAATGGGAAATGGTGTATATAGGAGGTGACATCCTTAGATACTCATACTGTAAATTTATTCAATGGGGCATAGAAGACCAAACAGTCTCCAATATTACCATCAGTCGCGCCACATTTGATGAAATCAATTTCGAAAATTGTGTCTTTGATGGCGTCGAATTTGAAGAATGTGTTTTTAAGGATATTATTTTAAATAACACTACTTTTAAGAATTGCAAGTTCATTGAATGCGAATTGGACTCCAGCATAGTGCCCGATGACTCGTGTGAAGTAATGAATTACACTGACTCTGATGAAGACGCATAAACATAAAAAATATTATTATTATTATTATTATTATTATTATTATTATTATTATTATTACATATATTTATTAATTAATTAAAAAAAGATAAGGGGATATTCCCTTTTTTCTTTCAAAAATTTTTATTTGCTCTTTTAATAAAATCTGATAAATCTACTTTATTATTAGCACATTTGGGACATCCACAATTTCTATTTATATGAAAATCTGGTATTTGTGTAAATTCACCGTGTTCTCTACATATTATTATAATTTGTGTATCAGCATTTATGTAGTTCACTTTTGAATAATCATATTTATCATTATGTATATTTATTGCTTTTTCAATAAAAGAAACCGTATCCAACTGAAAATTTTTGGCACATTTTTGACAATTATAACTACTTAGATGGTTAGATGGTGTTTGTTGAAATTCGCCGTGCTCTCTACATATTATAGTAATTTTTGTTTTAGCGTTTATGTAATTAACTTTTGAATAGTCGTATCTATTTTTGTGGATTTTGTTTGCTTTAGAAATAAATAATTTGGTTTTATCAGTGTGTATTAACATTAATATAATATATAAGAATATTATAAGTTGTTTTGGTAACAAATTAATTCAATTTTATAAATATTTGGTTTAACAAATAATTTAATTAATTTTAATTAATTTAATTTCCAAAAAATTTTTTTCTTTAGCATCTATATAAAATGGGAGGAGGACTAATGCAGCTCGTTGCTTATGGCGCACAAGATGTTTACCTAACTGGTAACCCGCAAATCACTTTCTGGAAGGTAACTTACAGAAGGTACACTAACTTTGCAATCGAATCGATTGAGCAAACTTTTAACGGTCAAGCCGACTTTGGACGCAGAGTCCAATGTGTCATCTCCAGAAACGGAGACTTGGCTTACAGAACATATCTCCAAGTTACATTGCCCGAGATTAACCAGCTTATGGGTCTTGGAAACTACTCTGCCAACCAGAACACTGGTGTTTATGCCCGTTGGTTGGATTACCCCGGTGAGCAACTCATTGCTCAGGTTGAGGTCGAGATTGGTGGTCAAAGAATTGATCGTCAATATGGTGACTGGATGCACATCTGGAATCAGCTCACTATGACCTCTGAGCAACAACGCGGATACTTCAAGATGATTGGTAACACCACCCAACTTACCTTCATCACTGATCCCTCTTTCTCTGATGTTGAGTCCCCTTGCGACTCCTTGGC